TTTGAAAACACGTTTTATATTTATTTTTAAAGTTTTTTCAAATTCCATCAAAAAATCTCCATAATGAAAAGCAACAACTGTAAAAATTGTTGAATCATAAGCTCTATTCACTATTTTCATGCCAAATTTACGCTCAACGTCATCACACAGTATTCTTAATTCATGAAAATATCCGTTACTTATTATCAATTTTTTCTCAGTCTCTTCTTCCACTTTGTCATATCCATAAGTTGCTGCTATATCCTTTAATCTTTCATATTTCTCTTTCATATCTTATCCTCCTATTTCTCTTGCTGTACACCCCAACGCTTTAGCTAGTTTTCGCAACGTTGAAAATGTTGATTTCTTAAACACTCCAGTTCTAATTAATCTAATAGTATTAAAATGCACTCCCGATTTTTCATGTAATTCATGATCATTAATATTTTTTCTATCCATTATCTTTTGTAAGTTAGTCATTTTTTTCACCGATAAGAATAAAAGCTGTGTATAATGTTTGATATCCAGGTTCAACTACTGCTACTCCTTTTTCAAACTTCACATCAATTACATATTCATTATCTTTTAAATATTCTTCTTCATACGATTTTAAATTTTTATCAAAAAAATCATTAATAACTCTTGTCAATACCAAACTAATATTTTCTTCTATGTTTACAATTCTTTTTATACCTTTCATCATAAAACACCTCAAATCGCTAAAATTTTACCCTTATAATCGTTTTAAAATCATTTTTGGTATAATTTTACTCATTTTTAATCTTAAAACGCTCAGAAGCGGTTTAAATACTTCTGAATTTTAAGTACGTAAAATTATTTCTCTCGCTTCTTCTAAACTTCTAGCAACACCATATATTACATTCTGTTTTGATAATGCTTCTTTAAAAACTTCTTGTTCTTTTCTGAGCTTCCCTTTCGGAGTTTTAACTTCTAAGAAAATTGCTTTTCCGTCTATTCTTCTAAATCCGAATAAATCTGGAAAGCCTTTTGGAACTCCTGTTGAAATAATTCTATCTCCAACTTTAAAGCTACCAACATTAATTCTAAATATAACTGCAATATCGTTAATACCATTTCTAATAGTGTTTTGAATGTCTGTTTCTTTCAAAATATCACCTCTATTTTTTAATGTGTGTATAGTGTGTATAGTTTTCGCCGTTTCCTATATTTTTTATATATACTTTTTTTATATTTTTCTATATGTAAATAATATAGAAATACTATTAAACTATACACACTATACACACTTCTTTTAAAACCTCATACTTATATCTTGATAAAACTGTCCAGAACGCTTACGAACCTTAATATATCCCTTGTTATCCATCTCTCTCCCAAATTTAGTTGAGGTTAGGACGAAAAATCCGTTCTGAGCACAATAATTTTTATAGTGTTGATATAATTCAGCTGCTTTGACTTCTTTACCTAAGTTATTACTAACACATTCATCAAGGAATGTACTTACAACGTCCATTTCCTGTCTGTATTCTTTATTTGCCATAAGAATTTTAGAACACATACCTAATCTTTCTTTTTGCCATAACTCTAACCCCTTAAGCATCCATTGCAATATCCCATCACTCTCAGCTAATAGTTTAGATGTTAAATCTGGATCAACTTCTTCATCTGTAAATTCTCTAGTAAACGGAATTAAACGAATACGCCTCCAAATACCTTTGTCAGTTCCACGAATTATAGGGCGATGGTTGGTTGCCATCCACAATTTAAATTTAGGTGTGAATTCAAACTCATTAGCATGTAAAAATCTAGCTGTAACTGTGTCTCCGCTGGTTAACTGTTTGACTAGACCTTCGTTAAATCTCATACCATCGTTACTCTCAACTGTAGTTACAAATCTAGCATCCTTAAGCCTTGCAATATCACTATTAGCACCTTGACTTTGCCTAACCATAAGTGAGTCTGGTTGAATGTTAGCTCTGTAATCTCCAAATATGTGACTTACCACATCTATAAATACTGACTTACCATTCTTACCATTACCATTTAAGATAAAAATTACCTGTTCTGTTGTAAGTCCTGTTAGTGAGTAACCTAATGCTTTTTGTATCCACTTAATAAGCTCTGTATCACCTTCAAATATTTCTAGCAAGAATTGCTCCCAACGTGGACATTTTTTACTCTCATCATAGTTAACATTAGCCTTTTTAGTGAATTTAAAACTAGCATCATGCGGTATATTCATTCCACTAACCATATCATAAACTGAATTTTCTAAATTAATTAACATATCATTACTGTTAAATTCACTGATATCTATTGAATTCTTATACATTGCTTGCTTGATACCTGCAACTGTTCCCCTATTGCTTCTAGAGTAGTTTAGATGCTTCTCAAAAGCTGTTTTCATCTTCTTAATACGTTTTTCATAGTCTTCTAAAAACTCACCTTCTAGCTTATCCATCGGAAAGCCTTGTTTTTTCAAAACAATTACACTTTGTTCAAAATAATCATTTATCCTACCTAATGTATCAAACACCCAACGTTTACCATCGTATAAATACCAACCTTTATTAGTGTAAGAATATAACGCTCTATCCTTAAATATATCTGTGAACCTATCAGCATTTCCTGTATCATCCCATGGATAATGTTTATCCATGTATAATTCTGGTAAAAATTCACGCTTTTTATATCCGTCTAACGCTTTTTTAATCGTTAAATTACCGTAAGTGTCAGCACCGTGTTTTTTATCCCATTTTTCACGGTATAACTGACTCTCTCTTACTGCTTTATCGATTAACTCAGCATTACCATCTGTGAAATATGCAACCATTGAACAGAACGCTAAATCTGCTTCAGATTGACTAGGATATTCATTAAATTCACCACTATATAATTTTCTGAACTTCTCATTTTTAACTTTTAAAAGATCATTAAAATTAACTATCCTCTTATCTTGAACACCATAGTCCATTACTATTTTTGGTTGTTCCATATATTTTTTATAGATTTTTTCTAGCTCTTGCTGTCTATCGTATACTTCATCTGGACAACCTTTTAAAATATTTCCTGTCATAGCGAAAAATCTTGCTTCTTGGTACATCTCAAGAGTACCTTTTCTGTTGACTCCTCCAGGAATTGAACCACGTATAATTATATGTAGTCCCTTACCACTTACAGAAACTTCTGTATAACTGTTAAGCGTATTAATTATTTCTAATGTTTTCGTGTCAATTTTATCTAAATTCACGCTATCAATATCAATTCCAACATATGGTGGAGTGAAGAAAAATCCTACTCCATCATATTCATCTGCATAAAGTAAAGCTGTATCATAATCAACCCATGTTGATGGATCGTTACTCTTTGCACCTTTTTTTGTCTCTGGATTAATAGGTAGCTTACTTAATTTCTCAGTGTTCTTTTGCTTAACTAACTTATAGCAACACCACTGCTTTAAATCTTGTAATTCACTAGGTATCATTTAACACCTCTTAAATAAATGGATTTACTAAATCTTCAAGATCGTTAGTTGCTTCTTTAATATCTCTTAAATTGATAGATACACGTCCAGTATTAGGATTAGTATAGTGTTCTACTCTAACTGAAATAGGTTTTTCACTGTGTTCAGATAACGCAGCAAAGAATTCATCGTAACTTTGATATTCAGTTTCTTCTGGAATTCCATATGCTTTAGCAATATTCATTAAATCATACAGTCTATACTCTCCTGTATCTTGATTTTGCCAGTAAGTCATTCTGATAGTTTTAACAGATTCACTATTTTGCACTGCTAATTTTAACGCTAGATACTCATTACCATTTTTTGCTGTCTCTACTGAGATATCCTCAACTAATACTGTATAAACTCCCTCTGGTGTAACTGTAAATCCTGTGTTGTAACTCATTTTAATTGCCATATTAATTTATTCTCCTTTAATTTATAAATATCCTCTAATTTTTGCTTGATGATATACCCATCCAGGCTTGTAATTTTTTGCTTTTTGAATTTTTTGTAAATCTTGTATATTTTTAACTTCAGAAAGTTCTGGAATATACTCCAGTTTAATTTTTTTAATGTCTCTATACTCTATATCTTTATCAATAACATCAATAGTATGCTCTTGAACTTCCTTGACATATCCACAATACTGACAAGGATTTTTAATAGTCTCTGCTACTGATAAGCAATTGATACACATTTGTGAACGAATTGTCGGACGTTCGCTTTTCGGTTTAGTCTCTAGACTCCAAGTTCTCGGAGTATCTGGCAAACCATGTTCTTTGTAATTCTCAACCATATCAACAATGATAGCTTTCTTATTAGGTTTATATCGCATACATCTCATACTTTGTTGAATAAATAGTGATAACGACTTTGTAGGACGTAATAATATAACTGCATCGCAATCTGGAACATCAAAGCCTTCACCTAACACCATAACATTGCACAATACATTTACTTTTCCTGTTCTAAAATCATTAATAATTTGATCTCTTTGATATTTATCAATTTTACTGTGTAAGGTAACTCCCCCTAACGTTTTCGCTACTACTTCAGAATGTTCTATACTGTGACAATAAACTATAGTCTTACAACCTTTTAAATACTTATCATATATTTTTTTTACATCTCCTAATATCGATTTTTTAAAACTTCCATCAATACTTTTATTTGAGTATTCACCTTTTGAAAGTTTTAGTTTATCAACATCAATTACAGATGGTGCTAGATATTTAAACGGTGCTAGAAAATTGTTTTCTATAAGCCACTGTACATCAACGCTTTCTATCAGAATATCGTTCACATCTCCTAATCCACCGCCGTTAAGTCTAATCGGTGTAGCTGTAAATCCTATTCTTTTAGCATTTGAGTAGCGTTCGTATATTTTAACGTAAGAATTAGCTAAACTATGATGATTTTCATCAGTAACGATTAATTTATAATCAGTCCTATCAGAAGTTTTACGAACCTGTGTCTGAACCATAGCAACATTTACATAATTAGTATTAACTCCTACATTGATAAGAGTGTTTTTAATCTGCTCTTGCAATTCTTTAACATGAACTAAAAATAATACATTAGCTTTTCTATCAGTGAACATTTTAATAATTGTTGCTATGATTACACTTTTACCTGCTCCACAAGGTGCAACCACACAAGGTGCTTTGTGAGTATGTAATGCTTGAAATGTATCTTTAATTATTTTTTTCTGATAATCTCTTAACACAAACATTTTATAAGCTCCACAATATCCAGTATTTCTTCTTTAGTCTTAAGTGAAATTTCAATCTTCTTCCCTGCATCTCTTTTAGGAAGCCACAAGACATAACCTGTGTAATTTTCGTAATTGTCTTCATCATAAGCCAGTAAATATAGTGATAACTGCAAACTTATATAATCAACATCAAGTTTAGTTGTTGTTTTGATATCGTAAATTATGTTTTTTCCAATACCATCCACACGTCCACAATACACAGTTTTATAATTTACAAAGATCTCTTTTTCTATAGTTTCAAAATCTTTAATTTTCTTGTATTGCTCAACTGCATTTTTCTCATATAAATTAAGTCCACGATATTCTATACCATCTTCTAAGTCTTCTAATATCTTATGAACTCTAGTACCATACACCGCAGCTTTCCTTAAAATGCTTTTCGGTACATCACCATATTTATCACCTAAGATTAATTTAATACATTGTGTTACTGAAGGGATAACACGTCCCATATAAGAGTAAGTATGTGTTACATCATCATACTGAAATAGAGACACTTTCTTTTACTTCCGTTTCTTTGATGTAATCTAAATATAATAGTGGATTATCTTCCTTAAATTTTTTACTGTCAAACGACTGTCTGATATAAGGTTTTTTCTTAACAACTTTAAACTCTCCTACTTCATATTTTTCAGCATTCATCAGTAAGAATTGTTCTTTAATTTCTGATTCTAATAGTTTAAGCTCTAATTTTACTTCTTGATATTTTTTGAGTAACTGTTCCATACTTTGCTTAACTCCTCTACAGTAAAATCTTCAATTTTTTCTTTTTTAGATGTTTTTAACCATGTATTTAATTTAGCTTCACCTAACGCTTCTGATATTTTTTTAATCAATTCTTCTTTAGATTCTTTCTTAACTGGTTTATCTAAATCTTGACTATCTAATTCATCTTCATCTTCTTCAATCTCTAATGCATTCATATATAAATAACGTTTAGAGTAAGTGTTGATAGCTCCGATATTTTGCATAGTCGGATTATCTAGTTTCTGCACAGGTATTCTATAAGTAAGATAATCACCTGTTGAGCTGTCAGTAATAATAAGTTCTGCATAATCTTTTGTCAGATTATATTGACTGTATAATCCATTTTTATTAAATATTTCATTTACTGTTGGTAAAATATCCTTTAATACAAAATATTTAAAATTCTGGAATTTATTAAAACCACTTTTTTTACGTGGTTTAGACTGCCAATCAACTCTTGATTTTTGCAATTTTTTCATCACACTGTTTATTTTAATTTTTACTGGTTCATACTGACTTAATTCTTCTTCAGTTACAGTTGCTTCAAATGGATTGACATTATCTGGTATTTCAATTTTAGAAAGCATATTTTCCTTGTGTAATAATGTTGTTAATCTTTCTTCAGTAATTATTCTATTCATTTAATAATCTCCTTTGTTTTCTGTATTTTATGTACTCTTCTAGTACTTCTAATTCTTCATCTTCTGACAATTCAAAGTAAGCTTTATTTACCCCTGTGTCTTCGTATGTAAATGTATCGTGAAAATGTGCTATATCACCAAAGATATATCCTTCCGTATAAAGTTCTTTAAGTTCATTTAAAACTATTTCTTTATTCTCCATAACTTAAATTACCTAAAATATCTATTATTTCTTCAATATCATTTGTTGAAAGTTCTTGTTTTTCTATTAACTCTCTGAATTTTTTATTTTCAAGTGGATTTTTACCTATTCTAGCTAAATACGCAATAACTTCAACTATGTTATAAATGCCATTGTCATTTATCAATTTAATATTTCTATTTCTGTTTACTAGTCGTTGTTCTTGTGAGCCTAATAAACTATATAATTTACCAATAGTTGCCACTTCTTCTTTTTCATTCAATAAATCATTACCTTGATCATCAAGTAATTTTGCTTTATATTCCTTACCTAAAATAGAACTAAGTAAGAATGCTGCTTCTTGAATGATTTTCTTAATATCAGTTGTTGGTTCATCGTGTTTTTTACACAATCTAAAATATCTTTTACCAATATTCCCATACCAAAATGCTTGTTCATGAGTTAAATTAGTATCGTTTAGTACATCTTTTAGTACGTGTCTTGTTTCAAGTTGTAAATTATCGACAACAACCTCTTTTCCATCGATAATTACTGGTATATTTTTAAGTTCAATTTTGTAATGTTTTGGATTAGGTTTATTAATATTATCTTTTGTCACTTGCAATTTCCTCCTATTTGTGTTATTTTTAAATTGAATATTTTTGTAAATAGTCGTTTTCCCGAACGGCTATTTTTTTATTATTTGTTGCCACTGCTACCATATCCACCAGTTCTTTCTTGTGACAGAATTTCAATATTGTCAATCGGTAAAAACTGCATGAATATTCCTTGACCTATTCTTGTGTGCTTCTCAATAATCACTTCTTTATCAGTGATGTTATCGTAAAGAAAAGTGATATGTCCCTCATTACTTTTATTGTTGTAAAATCCTTTATCAATAACCGCAACACTATTACTCATTCGCAGTCCGTATTTCTTTGCCATACTAGATCTAGCGAATAACAGAAGTACTTCACCATCATTCATATAGGCTTTAACTCCAGTTGGAATTAAATTGTTAATTGTTCCAGGTCTCAAAACTACTCTTTCTGCAGTGTAGAAATCAGCACCACCATCACCAACATTTGCAATTACAGGTAATTTACCATCATATCCTTTTACAAGTTCAAATCCTCTCATTTTATTCTCCTTCTATATCTTCTTCATTGTCTGGAAATGCATATTGACCTCGTTCATCTAATGTAACGAACGGTATTATTGTTACACCTAACAGTAATGATAATATTGTTTGCCAATCTATATTACTTAAAATTAGCATACAGCTTGCTATAACTGTGCAAGTCCAGTAGTATGTGTTGAATTTTCTACGTTTTAAATTGTCCATTGTTAAGCTCCTTTCTTCTGAGAATCATTATACAAGTGTAAAAA